TTGTTAAAGATGGCGCAAGCAGCGGACCGTGCGCAAAAGCATGAAGTTGTAACCGCTGTTAATAGAAAGATTATGGGAGAGGGTTCTCAGGACAAGTTTGATTATCCAACGGATGCACAAGAGAATCCGTTTGATGTTCAGGAACAGGTGCCTGGCAGAACTACAGACCTAGATGAGTTTCTCGATGCAAAGTCAGACCCAGCAGAGGCTGCGGCAAGAACCATCAAAACACCATTTGGCGAGGTGCCAGTATCATTTGATATGGCTGGGTATTTGCTGCAATCCAAACAACCAACAGGAAACTTACTTGGGCGCATACTGCCTGAAGACCCAGTTGGGTTTCGCAGAGATGCAAACAGACCTTTAGAAGAAAGTGCTGATTTACGCAAAACGATAGAGTTCAAGGTTGCGCTAAATGAATATTATGGTGTTCAGAATGACGCATATAACGACTGGGCAAAAACGGAAGGATTTACTGGCGTAATGGGGTACTTCAAAAGAAAGGCGAATTTGCCCCGCCGACAGTTTAATGAACTTGTTGCTGATGCTATTGAAAGTCCAGAGTTGCCGTTTCACCCTGCTGTTCGCCGCGCTGCCGATAATCAAGCTAAAGTGCAGAGAGATTTATTGAGAAAAGCACAAGCGGCTGGGGTCAAAGGATTTGAGGAAATACCAGAAGACTTAACTTACTTCACTCACCTATGGAATGGCTTTAAGTTTGTAAATGCTAACGCGAGATACAGTGAAGATGTTGTAAAGGATTTGCTGACTCGTGCGCTTGTCAATGGCACAGAGGATATGAATGAAGAAGCGGCAAGGATGATTGCTGCGGCTATGCACAAAAAGATAACTGACAGCGGTATGGGTTTAGATTCTGGCGCTGCGCGTATGTTTAATGCTACCCAAAAAGATGTAATTAAAGAGATTCTTGTAGAAGAAAAATTTATGTCTGTAGAAGAGGCAGACAGGCTGATGAAGCTGTTTGATGTGAAGCCAGACGGAACTCCAGCCCGTGCAAGACGTAGATTAAAGTTTGACATGAAAACTACGGTCTCCGCTGTGAATAGAGAGACTGGTCAAACAGAAACATTCCGCTTGAAAGACTTGCAGGAACGTGACGCAGAACAGGTATTCACATCATACGCTGGTGGAATGTCTGGTCGTATAGCATTGGCGCGAGTCGGTATTAAGGATGAAACAACATTTAATAGAATGTTGCGAGACAACATAAAAGAAGCGCAAGAGATTGGCGGCCTAAAAGCGGTTCAACGCGCTGAAAAAGAAAACTTGGTAGCGCAAACTTTATTCAACGCCATCCTAAATAGACGTATGCCACTGGCGGCAGACCCTACTAGCACATATGCAAGGGCTGCTAGACTGCTTCAGGACTACAACTTTCTAAGGCTTATGAATCAGGTTGGATTTACTCAGCTTGGTGAGATAGGTAATGCTATATCTATTGGTGGGTTTAGAGGCATTCTTCAACAAATCCCAGAAATGCGGCGCATGTTAAAACGTGCAAAAAACGGTGAGTTGGATGACCCAACATTACGGGCTATTGAAGCGGCAACAGGTGTTGGCACAGACCGTAGAGTAAATCAAGCGATGAACCGTGCTGATACTATAGATGTCTTCAGCGAGGGACGCGGTGACTGGATTGACAAAGCGTTGTTTATGCTTGCGCCAGCCAAACGGATTACAGCGGATATATCTGGTATGGCACCTATCACGTTAGCCTTAGAAAGACTTTCCATAAGGACTGCTGCACAAGTCTTAACTGACGTTGCCTTTCAGTCAAGAAAGTTAAGCCAGAAAAGGTTGGCTGGGCTTGGTTTGAGTAAGGAGATGTCTGATAGAGTATTCAACCAAATCAGAAGTCACGCACTTACAAAGAAGTCTGCTCTTTTTAGAAACAAAAAACTGCGTGACATCAACACTGATGCTTGGGATGACGCTGAAGCAAGAGACGCTTTTATGCTTGCATTGGCTAGATGGACAAGGCGCAGCATACAGCAAAACGATGTTGGAAACTTGAACATATTGATGACATCTACAATGGGTCAGATTGTCTCACAGTTCCGCACATTTATGCTTGTGTCTTGGTCGAAACAGTTTTTACACAATCTAAAAGCCAAAGATGTAAGAACATTATACACATTCCTTTTTTCAACAACTTTTGCAAGCATACCATACATTGCGCAAACTCAGGTAAATGCGCAGTTCAGGGATGATAAAGAAAAATATCTTGATGAAATGCTAGACCCAGCAGCAATAGCAAAAGCGTCATTTCAAAGAAGTTCATGGTCATCATTATTTCCAGCTTTAGTGGACACTGGTGCAATGTTCTATGCCGATGACCCAGTATTTGCATATCGCTCAAGTGGATTGGATACAAATCTTATCACAGGTATTCCAACGGTTCAGTTGATTTCCAAAGGATTGGCATCAGCACAGGCTATGTCTAGGTCTACGCTAAACCCCGACTTGCAGTTTTCGCAGGGTCAACAACGAGCATTGAACACATTACTTCCCTGGCAGAACGCAATCGGTATCAAAAACGCGCTAAACAAGTTGGTTGAACTAAGGCCAGAGTCAACGAAGGTAGAGTAGCAACAAGCCCACAAATAAGGTATAAAGGCTCTAAGGAGTAAGACATGACAGTAAGCAGCACCACCACGCGGAACAGCTACACAGGCGATGGCACTACCACCGTCTTTGCGTACACATTCAAGATTTTCGATGATGATGACATCACGGTAATCCTGCGCACCACCGCGACTGGCACAGAGACAGTGCAGACAAAGACCACGGATTACAGCGTGTCCGGTGTTGGCGATACTGGCGGCGGTAACATTACCTTTGGCACGCCTCCGACTGCTGCGCAAACTGTCGTGCTGCTTAGACAGACTGCTCAGACTCAGACCACTGATTACACTCCTAACGACCCGTTCCCAGCCGCTTCACACGAAGACGCCCTGGACAAGCTTACATTGATTCAGCAGGACCAGCAGGACGAGCTAGACCGTGCTATTAAACTGTCACGCACAAACACAATGACATCGACAGAGTTCACTGTTGGTGCATCTGACCGTGCCAATAAAATTCTGGCATTTGATAGCAGTGGTGAGTTGGCTGTTACACAGGAAATCGGTACATTTACCGGAGACTGGGCATCAGGCACATCTTATCAGCAGCGCGACATAATCAAGGACACCAGCAATGATAACATATACATTGCTAACACAGCTCACACCTCATCTGGCTCAGAGCCTATCAGCTCTAATACAGACAGCGCTAAGTGGGATTTACTTGTAGATGCGGCGGCAGCAGCAACTTCGGCGTCAGCAGCGGCATCTAGTGCAACGGCGGCGGCTGCAAGTGCCACAGCAGCAGCGGCCTCTGAGAGTGCGGCAGCAACCAGCGAAACCAATGCGGCGGCAAGCGAAGCCGGAGTAGCGGCAGACGCGGCAGCAGCGGCGGCATCTGCATCAGCGGCAGATACAAGCGCCACCAATGCCTCTACAAGCGAGACCAATGCGGCAACGAGTGCCACATCTGCTTCAACTTCAGCATCGGCTGCATCAACAAGCGCCAGCAATGCGGCAACGAGCGCCACAAATGCTTCGAACAGCGCATCAGCAGCTTCGACATCAGCCAGCAATGCGGCGACTAGCGAGACAAATGCTGCGACATCAGAGACAAATGCGTCTAACAGTGCGTCATCAGCATCAACAAGTGCAAGCAATGCGGCTACATCTGCTGCGGCTGCTGAAGCGGCGTTTGATGCTTTTGATGATATTTATCTGGGTGCCAAGGCATCTGCCCCGACTGTTGATAATGATGGGGATGCGCTGACTGAAGGCGACCAGTATTTCAACACAACGAACAACACTTTGTTTGTGTGGAATGGTTCTGCTTGGCAGTCTGCATCACCTGACATTGTAGGCGACACCACGCCACAACTAGGCGGCAACCTCGACACCAATGGCAACGACATCAATTTCGGCGACAACGACAAGGCCATCTTCGGTGCTGGGTCTGACTTGCAGATTTATCATGATGGAACTCAAAGTTTTATTCAGGATGTTGGCACTGGTGATTTGAGGCTTGCAAGTAATGGAAGCGGTGTCTTTATAAACAAAGGCACTTCTGAAAACATGGCTAAGTTTTTGACTGACGGTGCTGTAGAGCTTTATTACGACCAAGGTACTTACGCAACATACAAACTCGCCACCACCGCCACTGGCGTGGACATCACCGGAAAGCTGACTGCGAATGAGGTGTCAGGTCAAGTATTGCGTTTAGAAAGAAATACTTCTGGCAACAACATTGATATAGATGTTTATAACCCAATAACAACCGCAGGTGTTATTACTAAAATTAGAACAGACGGTGACGGCATCTCAAACATTTACGGTGCGTTATCTTTCCATACTACGCAAACACCAGATTCCTTAAATCAACGTATGCGTATCGCTTCCAACGGCGATGTGTCGCTGTATGCGGATGATGGCACCACGCAAGGTTTCTTCTGGGATGCCTCGACACAGTCGCTTGGGCTGGGGACTACGGGGCCAACAGCACAATTACATATTAATGCCGTA